TGACCGTTCTCGCCTAATTCGTTTTAAACTTAAGTACCGCTTTTGGGGTACTTCTGTTGAGGGAACACGCCAGGTATATACTTACACCGAAATCTTGACTGATGATCGAATTGAAGAATACATTAATGACGAGCTTATTGACTCTCGTACTAATCCAATTGGCGTTGTTCCAGTCATTCATATTCCTAACGTCCGTGTTTCAGGATCTCCATGGGGACTGGCTGATTGCCACGACGTTATTACTCTAAATCGTGCCTACAACGAAACAGCAACAGATATTGCTGACATTATTAACTACCACGCTGCACCAGTTACTGTTATTACAGGAGCTAAGGCATCTAGCCTTGAGAAGGGCCCTAAGAAGGTCTGGGGCGGTCTTCCTAAGGATGCCCAGGTATTTAACCTAGAAGGCGGTGGACAGGGCTTACAGGGCGCTATGGAGTACCTAAAGGTACTTAAGACAGCCATGCATGAGATGATCGGTGTTCCTGAAACAGCACTTGGTCAAGTACAACCTATCTCTAATACATCTGGTGTTGCTCTAGCCATCCAGTACCAGCCTCTGATGAACCGCTACCAACAGAAGCTTGTTCAGTATGGAGAGGGCCTAGAGCGTATTAATGAACTTGTACTCAGAACTCTTGCATTTAAAGAGCCAGAGATGTTTATTTATAACCCACAATTTAACGGGCCAATTAAGCCAAATCAACTGCCTCAGTTAGACTTGGCTAGCCCGCTAACATACAAGACTATGGTTCATTTCCCACAACCGTTGCCTTTAGATAAGCTTATTGTTTTGAATGAAATTCAGATGAAGATGCAGCTTAACCTAGAAAGCCGCGAAGGTGCTTTGCGTCAGCTTGGTGAGGAATTCCCAACAGAGAAGCTAGAAGAAATTCGTGCAGAGCTTATTCAGGATGCTAAGGCTGATGGAGCTGTTGCTCTAATCAAGCAGCAGATTAACTCAGCAATTACATCGTTAACAGGCATGATGCCAGATGGTACACTTCCTCCAGGAGCTGCTCCAGGCGATGGAACAGGTCCAGGACCTCTTGGACAACCAGGAGTAGTAACTCCATTTGAAGAACAAACTTTGGCGCAGATGCAAGCCGACCTTGTTACAGACGCCTATGGAACTAAGATTCCACAGTGGCGTTCAAGTGATGAGTCCGGTGGAGCGGATCCGTTCAAAGGCTCAACTTCTTAACTTTTAGGCTGTAAATACTATAAATATTTGACAGACTATATACCAAACTAAACCTCAGGTCATCGTGGCACTTATTCGGACAACGACCTCTTAAACCTAAAGGAACAATTATGTCAGAACAAGCATCTCCAGTTGTAACTGATGCAGTGGCTCAAGAAGCTTTCCACATGGAAGCTAAAGGAACCCCGGCTCCTACAACAAATGAAGCAGTGGCTTCTTCACAGTTCGTAGAACAGAAGAGCTACACAGAAGATGATTTAAAGCGTGTACGTGAGCAGGAAAAAGGAAAGCTCTATGACACGATTGAATCTCTTAAGGGAGAAGTAAATCTTCTTGCTAAAGATCGTGAAGAACGTTTAGCTGAATCAGATCGCCTCCGCAAAGAAGCAGAGGAAGAAGCCCGTAAGAAGGCCGAAGCTGAGATGGATACACGTGAGCTTCTATCACTCAAAGAAAAAGAGTGGCAAGAGCAGCTTGAAGAAGTACGCAAAGAAAACGCACGCAATCTCGCGTTAGTAGAACGTGAACGTCAGTATGCATCTCTTACAGAGTATCGTACACGTCGTGTTCAGGAAGAACAGGATAATATTATCCCTGAGCTTGTAGATCTAATCTCAGGAAATACTCCTGAAGAGATTGAACAAAGTATTACTGGACTTAGAGACCGATCCTCTAAGATCCTAGATTCAGCATCACAGGCATTGCAGAGCGCACGTCGTGAAATGACAGGTACTCGTCCAACATTGCCTCCAACCATGGAAAATAATTCGGACCAACAACAGTTCTCAGCGGAACAAATTGCCGCTATGTCGGTTACTGAATACGCAAAGGTTCGTGATCGTCTCGGAATGGGACGCGGCGCGGACAAAGGAATCTTTGGTTAAAAACTAAATAGCACGTACCCCCCACTCAAACATATATGAACAAGGAGTAACACCGACATGGCATCAGCCGTAACAGGTACCGGCAATCTAGCCGCAGCACCTACAGCATACTCTGGCTCCAATAGCCAGCTAACACAAGCAATTCAAACAATCTGGTCAAAGGAAATCCTTTTCCAGTCAATGCCAATTCTACGCTTCGAGCAGTTCGCTGTTAAGAAGACAGAACTAGGAGTTGCACCTGGTCTCCAGATCAACTTCATGCGTTACAACAACCTCGGATCAGCATCTTCACTAGTTGAAGGTGTCCGTATGTCAACAAACGCACTAACAGCACAGCAGTTCTCAATCACAGTAGCAGAGCACGGCTTTGCAATTGCTGTATCAGAGCTACTACTTAACGCATCATTCGATGACGTTATGGCATCAGCTTCACGTCTTCTAGGACGTAACATGGCCCTATACCTTGATGGTCAGGCTCGTGACACACTAATGGCTGCTTCATCAGTAATCTACGGTGAAGATCGTTCAGGTCTATACTCATCAACTGCTAACGCAGCTGGTAACAACCTTTACGCATACGGCACAAACGGTACATCACGTGCTTCAATGACAGGTAACTTCAACCTTTCAACACGTACTGTTAAGGACGCAGTTGAGACACTTGCAACACGTAACATTCCTCGCCTTGGTGAGACTTACGTTGCGTTCGTTCACCCACACCAGAGCCGTAAGCTTCGTGACAACTCAGAGTTCATCGAAGTAACAAAGTACGCAGCTCCAGGTAACTTCATGCTAGGTGAAATTGGTCGTCTATACGACACAGTATTCATCGAAACAACTCAGATCGACAAGGTAACAAACGGTGCAGGTACTAACTACACCACTGATACTGCAGTTGCTCCAGAGTCAATCGTCTACCCAACTGGTGGTGGATACACAACTCCTGTTCGCAAGACAGGTAACGGTAACGCAGACCGCTACTCAGCTATCTTCATTGGAGATAACGCATTCGGTCACGCAATCTCTCTTCCAGTAGAACTCCGCGATGGTGGAATTCTAGACTTCGGTCGTGAGCACGCACTTGCTTGGTACGCAATCTACGGTCTAGGTCTGATCACAGATCAGTCTGTAGTTATCGCAGAAACCAACTAATTCAACACAGTGGCCTGGGGGGGCGCAAGCTCCCCCAGCTACTTTCAAACTAAACTACAAGGAGAACACAAATCGTGTCAAAAGCAAAAGTATCAGATGTCACAGGACGTCAAAGAGAAGAACAACTTAAGGCAGTGGCTGAGCAGCAAGCTGCGCGGGCAAACGAAATTTCTATGGCAACAAGAGTGCAAGAATATAAAGATGAGGTTGAAGTCACAGACCTCACAGAAAACCCAGGAAACCCAACTATCATTGACGAAGTTGAAAGCGTAGGGGTTTCTCTGGCAGATGACCAGGTTGTTATCCGTGTTGCGGAAACACTAGAGATGATGGCATTTGGTGCAGGTAATTACTATTCATTCCAAGCTGGTAAGAAGTACAAGGTTTCTAAGGATCTTGCTCGCCACCTTGAAGAAAAAGGTTACTTGTCAAATAGATTGTAAGAGGACCTAGTTTTCCTCTAAAGACCGCTCAACTCCGACAACCGCCCTCCTGTCGGAGTTGAGCCTTTTAACCTGACTAATTACGTATTCTATTAGATGATTAGCACATTACCTATATGGAGGATAAATGACTGCCTCAGTACAACAGCTCTCAGATAGACTAAGAGCAGAGATTGGCGATACAGCCAGAGCGTTTACTGACTCCTTTACCGGTGATGGAACAACTGTACGCTTTCAGCTTACAACATATCCTGTTCAGGGCTACACACTTGTTATCACAGTAAACGGTGTGGACAAGTCCTCATTTGTAACAGTAGAAGAAGGCACCGGAATAATTACCTTTGCCTCTACACAGATCCCAGCCAACGCATCTATCATCAGAGTAGTCGGCCAGTCTTACAGATACTTTACAGACTCAGAGATCTCATACTATATCAACACAGCTTTTTTTCAGCATGCAAGCCACACCACAGATCCTAACGGCTCACGTGTAAGCCAAGTGGCTCTGCTTCCAACTATTGATGAATACCCTTTAGTTCTTTTAGCTTCAACTATGGCTCTGTACACATTAGCTACAGATTCAGCTTTTGATATTGACATCATCTCACCTGATGGCGTATCTATCCCGCGTTCAGAACGTTTCCGTCAACTCAATGAGATGGTAGAGATTCGTAAGAATCAATACAAAGAGCTTTGTACTATGCTGGGTGTTGGTATGTACCGCATTGAAGTTGCGAGCCTACGTCGTATCAGCCGTCGTACAAACAAGTACGTACCGATCTATCGTCCACAGGAGATTGATGATTGGTCTTTGCCAGACAGAGTTACACTTCCTATGCCGGACTACGGGGATATCACACCTCCTACTCCAGTGCTTACACGAGATATCTCAATGTACTCTGGAGACGACTTCACCATGAGGTACCAGTTTGGGTTTGATCTTACCACTTATACTCCTAAGGGACAGATTCGTCTGTATACCCAGGGAGATTTTGCACAGGTTGGTCCGGTCCTGCTTGCAGACTTTACTATAACAAAGTACTCTGTAAACAACAACAGTGTTCTAGACGGTCTGGTTATATCTCTTCCTGGAACAACCACAGAAGATTTACCAAAGACATGCTATTATGATATTCAAATGACTGGTTCTGACGGCAAGGTTAAAACATATGCCACAGGTAAGGTCTTTACTCAGAAGCAGGTGACAATTTGAGCCCGATTTGGCAGCCTAACCCACCCTATGGCCTAGAGATACCAGACATCACCACTATCGTAAATTCTCCTGACGTTGTTCTTTCTGACCCAAGTCTAGAACTTCAACAGTTAGGTTTCATCTATACTCAAAATACACCGTCTGCTACATGGACCATTTCTCATAATTTGACCTTTCACCCCAATGTTACTGTAGTAGACTCTGGTGGTAGTATTGTTGAAGGCGAGATTTCTTACCCAAACCCTGCTACAGTACTGCTGACGTTTGCGGCTGCTTTTAGTGGAAACGCATACCTGTCCTAAGGAGACATAAAAAATGGCACGTAAATTTTTAACGCCCATAGATTTAGGCAAGAATGAGCTTCAGAATGCTCGCATTCAGAACTTAGCTGCCGACCCATCATCCCCTGTTGCAGGTCAAGTTTACTACAACACAGTTGCTAACGAAATGCGTATCTATAACGGTACAGCGTTCGAAGCTATTGGTCTAAACGGTGTAACAGCAGATGCTGCAGAACTTAACATACTTGATGGCGCAACTCTTACTACTACAGAGCTTAACTATGTAGATGGTGTCACCTCTGGAATTCAAGGACAGCTTGATCTTAAGGCGCCTTTAGCAAATCCTACTTTTACCGGCACAGTAAACCTTAACACTGGTGTCACCGTTGTTTTTGAAGGTGCCACAGCTAACGATTTTGAAACAACTCTTTCTGTAGTAGACCCAACCGCAGACCGCGCAATTGCCCTACCAGATGCTAGCGGTACTGCCGCCCTTGTAGAGAATAAACTTCATGACTTTGCTCTTGCAACTGCTTCTGTTGACCTTAACAACCAGAAGATTACAAACCTTACAGACCCAGCTAACCCACAAGATGCAGCTAACAAGCGCTATGTAGACGCAGCAGTTGTAGGTATTGACTGGAAGCCTTCAGTACGTGCAGCAACTACTGCAGCCATTACATTAGCTACAGGATTAGAAAACGGCGATACTCTTGATGGAGTAACTCTTGCTACAGGCAACCGCGTTCTTGTAAAAGATCAGGCAGATGCCACAGAAAACGGTATCTATGTAGTGGCCGTATCTGGTGCTCCTACACGATCAACTGATGCAGATACAGCTGCAGAGATTACAGCTTCTTTTGCAGTATTTGTTGAAGAAGGAACTGCAAACGCTGACTCAGGTTGGACACTTACAAATAACGGTTCCGTAACAATTGGAACTACAGAACTAACATTTACACAGTTTACTGGCCTAGGTCAGATTACAGCAGGTAACGGTTTAACTAAGACAGCTAACACACTGGATGTTGTTGGAGGCTTAGGCATTGTTGCTAACGCTAATGACGTTGCAATTGATACTGCAGTAGTTGTTCGTAAGTATGCAGTGGCTATTGGTGATGGATCAGCTACTTCAATCACTGTTACACACAACTTAAATACTCGTGATGTAACTGTCGGTGTTTACTCATCTACATCTACTTACGACGAAGTTGAGTGCGATATTCAGCACACCACAGTCAACACAGTCACTCTTCTATTCTCAGTAGCCCCTACCGCAGGACAGTATCGCGCAGTAGTCCACGGATAACACATGAGCAGAAAAAGCCTTGTTCCGTTAAACGTACTAGCCTCAGCAACTGTTCCAACAATACCAACGCTTCGTGCTGGTGACGTTTACTTTAACACTACTGACAATACCCTATATAGCTATTCAGGTTCCGGCTGGGTTGCTGCCGGAGGATCCAGCACTACTGTTCTGTATGGAACTTTTGCAACTCGTCCGGCTGCTGGTAGTGCGGGTCGCGTATATGTAGCAACAGACACATATAGCCTTCTAGGCAATCTTGGTCATCTCTACTTAGATAATGGAACTACTTGGGAAAAGGTAGGACTTCTTCCTCAAGACATCTACGACTCTATTAACGGTGCGGTTGGATACGCACTTGGAATAGATGCTGCAAACCATACAGCAGCTCTTGCCTACACAGATACAAAGATTGCTAACGAAGTACTTGACCGTAACGTTAACATCGCTAATGCTAAGAACGAAGCTGTTGGTATTGCACAGACTTACACCGATGCACGTGAGACAGCGATTACAACTGCGTATCAAGCATACGCAGACCAAGCAGAGGTAGATGCTAAGGCGTACACAGACGCACGTGAAACTGCAGAAATATCGGCACGAAACACAGCAATCTCAACTCACAACTCAGATACTACTGATGTTCATGGGATTGCTGATACAGCCGCTTTAGCAACAAAAACTTACGCAGATGCTGCAGTTGCTACAGAAACTACAAATAGAACTTCCGCTATCTCATCTGCAATTGCAACAGAAGTAACTAACCGCAACACAGCTATTAGCACCTCTGTTAGTACAGCAATTGCAACTGAGGTTACAGACCGTAATGCTGCTATTACCTCGGCTGTTAGCACTGAGACTACAAACCGTAACTCTGCTATTGCTGCAAACTCGGTAACCGATCAGGCATACACAGACACCAAAATTGCAACAGAGGTAACAGATAGAAATACAGCCATTGGGGTTGAGACAACTAATCGTACTACTGCAATCTCTACAGCTATCGCAACGGAAGTTACAGATAGAAACACAGCAATTGCTGCTGAAGCTTCTCTACGCATAAGCGGAGACGCAGCATCACTTGCTAGTGCAAATACCTACACTGACGGTAAATTTACAGCGCTTACCTCTACAGCTGTACCAGAAGGAACAAACCTTTATTACACTCAAGAGCGTGTACAAGATGAAATTAACAACACTATTATTGCAAGCACAGGATTAACAGGCACGTATAACGATACTGCTGGAACCTACACTCTTGCTATTAGCTCAGCAGTGGCCACGCTTACCGGTACACAGACTCTTACAAACAAGACTTTAACTAACCCATACATTAACGATACAGTAGTTGTTACAGCTACTTCTACAGAAATTAATAAGTTAGCAGGGCTAACAGCTACAACTGCAGAGTTAAACAAGCTTGCTGGTGCAACAGTAACCACCGCCCAATTAAACTACGTAACAGGCGTTACATCATCTATTCAAACACAGCTTGGTGCAAAAGCCGATACAGGCCACTCACACGCATATCAAGCATCAAGCAACGAGCTAACGGCTCTAGCTGCACTTAGCGGCACTGGATTTGTAAAGCGCACAGGCGTTAATACTTACGCTATTGATACTAATTCTTATGCCACAGCAACCTCTCCTACTTTAAACACTTCAATAATTGCTGGTACAACTTCCTTTAATTTGTTAAACAGCGTTGCAACAACTATAAACTTTGCTGGAGCTGCAACCACTCTTGGTATTGGATCAAACGACTCTACCTCTGTAACAACTTTAAACGCACCTACCGTTAAAGGTAACTTAACTTACGTTAACCTCTACAACACTGGGGCAACAACTGTAAGTTTTGCAGGAGCTGCTACTACCTTAACTGTTGGTGGTACCCCAACTGGAGCTGTAACTCACACATACTCAGGCAACACTACTGCCAGTGGTTTAACAAAGACAGTAAACCTTGGAACTGGCGGAGCGTTTGGCTCTGTTACTAACGTAAATATTGGCTCATCTACAAGTGGAGCCACAGGCTCTCTTAGCGTAAACCTACCCACAACCTTTAATACAACTACCCTTGTTCCATACCCAACAGCCGGTGGCCATGCTGCTAACAAAGAGTACGTAGATAATATTGCTTCTGGCCTTACTATTAAGAACCAAGTTATCTACACCACTACTGCAAACTTAAACTCTACTTATACTGCAGGAACCTCTGACTCAACAGGCGGCCTTGGTGTGGGAGCGCTTCTTACAGCGGCAGTAAACGGAGCATTGATTCTTGACGGAGTAGGCGTAACAGTAAATCAACGCGTCCTTGTTAAAGACCAGACAGATGCAAAGCAGAACGGTATCTACGTTACTACTGACCCAGGAGATGGAGACTCTCCTTGGATTCTTACTCGTGCTACAGACTTTAACGGTAACCTTCTTGCTGGAACAATTAAGCCAGGTAACTACATCTTCGTTACCTCTGGTACGTACTTAGCCAACTCTTCTTGGATTGTCTCTAACTCTGGTACTTCTACCGTAACTAGCGGTGCAATCAAGGTTGGAACTGACGTTATCAACCTAGCGCAGTACTCAGGTGTGCCTCTCAATATTGCGACTTTGGGCTACGTAACTATCGGTACTTGGGCAGCAACCCCAATTGGTGAGCCTTACATCTCTACAGCGATTGCTCGTACCGAAAGCCCAACCTTTACAGGACACGTGCATGTTCCTCTTACCCCTACCGATAACGCTGACGCAACCAGCAAGAAGTACGTAGACGACTTAATCTTTGCAAGCTTACCGTACCTACCGGACATCATTCCTTTGGACGACCTTCGCTACATCTTTGATGGGGTAGAAAGCCGCTTTGAACCACGATTCCAAGGAACAAAGGTAGACCTATATAACCCTCTTCGTCTAATGATCAATTTAAATGGCACAGTTCAGACCCCAAGTTATCCCGACTATGTGTGGCAATCTATGCTACCATTAGACGGATTTATGCTGGATAGCGATGGTTGGATAGCGTTTAACGAAGTTCCGCCTGCTGGATCTACTTTTGATGGTAGAGTTATGCTAGGACCTAACGTAAATACAATCGGTAAGGCGTATCCGTTTAAAGCGATGGATATTTTACTAGGAGGATAAGCAATGACAGGAAAGAGACTAACTAATGGCTAGAAAAATTCTATGGGAAACCGCGTACACATTCGTACCATCAACACGTACTATTACAATTCCTCGTCACATCCCAAGAGAGCGCCTTCTCCTAATCACCAACGTGACCACCAACCAGGTCATCTATAACTTTTCTGACCCTAGCCTAAAGGCAACCTCTTACACAGCTACTATTGCTGCTGATAACTCTGAGTTAACAACAGTTGTATTGAACTACAACACTGTAGCTATGGGCGCAAGCGACAAGCTTCAGTTTACAGTAGATGAATATGCAGAGCGTTTTATGCCGGAAGAACAGCTTTTCGACGCCGTACAAAAGCTTCGCACATCAGACCCTCAGTCTCTAATTGATACAGACTTTGAGTATGGAACTCAGCCTACTAAGTGGGAAGTTCTATCACTTGTAAACAACAAGCCTTGCCAGTACTACGATATTCAGGATCCGATTGCTCAACCTTCAGGCGGTGCTCGTACTATCACAGCGCTTACTGGAACAGGTTCTTCTCGTCTAGTTACAGTTCAAACATCTTCAGCTCACGGGTTAGTTGTTGGAGATAAGTTCTTTATCCAAGACTCTAACGATCCTTATGCTAACGGATGGTTTATGGTTCGTTCTGTTGCAACAACAGCAGTTACTAACGACACATTTACCTACTATGCTCGTCACACAATTCTTACAAACGGTTCTATTTTGGATGCTACAAAGACGTTTATCTACAAGGCGTTTGACTACACATCTTCTTCAATCCCTGTATCAGCTACAGCAGGAGCAGCATTTACAGCCTCTGGAACAACTGTCACTTGTACAACAACTAACGCTCACGGCCTTGTAGCTGGTGACCTTATCTATGTAAAGGGAACTACAGCAGCCACCTCTAACCCACCTAATGGTGCATGGGAAGTTGCAACAACTCCAACAACAAACACATTTACCTTTGCTGTAGTAGATGCTCCATCAGGAGCTATTACCTCACTAGTTAATTCACTTACTCCTCGTTCTGGCTCTCAATCTATCCACCGTGCTTTTGATGGCGGCGTGAAGTTCAGCACAGGCGTTTCTGCTCCTGGCTCACGTGTTGTTCGTCAAACACGTAAGTATTTCCGCTATCAGTCAGGTAAGGGAATCCAGTTCTCAACAGGCTCAATGATGAAGCCAGTGTTTGCTGTAGACAGAATTACTTCTTCTTCTAACGTGGTAACTGTTAACACCCACTACGAGCACTTCCTAGGTGTTGGAGCAACCATCCTTGTATCTGGATCAACAGACACCGCATACAACGGAACTTGGACAGTTGCATCTGTACCAACTCCTCTTTCATTTACATACGTTGCAAGCTCTGTTCCTGCAACCTCACCTGCTCCAGGATGGCCTATTAACATTGCACCTACAAACTGGTATGGTGCTCAGGTTCGTATTGGTATGTTTGACGATCAAAACGGATTCTTCTTTGAGTACGATGGTCAAAACTTCAACGTTGTGCGTCGTGATGCCACAGAACAGATTTCTGGAGAAGTTGCTACAACTCAAGGATCTCAAACTATCACAGGTACTAACACCTCATTTTCTACACAGCTTTCTCCTGGCGATGACGTTGTTATTCGCGGAACTACATACAACGTTGAGTCTATTGTCAGCGACACACAGATGTATGTATTCCCTGAATACCGTGGAGCTTCAATTGCAGGCGGCGGAGTAGTAAGTAAAGTTACTGAGTTCCGCGTTCCACAAGCCTCATTTAATATGGACAAGGTAGATGGAACAGGTCCTTCAGGAGTAAACCTAGATCTCTCCAAGATGCAGATGTTCTACATTGACTATGCTTGGTACGGTGCTGGAGCAATCCGATTTGGTATTAAGAACGAACGCGGTGAGGTCATTTACGTTCATCGTATGACACACTCTAACGTTAAGACAGCTGCGTATATCCGCTCAGGTAACTTACCTGCTCGCTATGAGGCGTCTAATGAAACTCCTCGTACTACATTGACAGCAACTCTTGCCTCTGGCGGAGCTTCAATGTCAGTTGCTAGCACAGCCGCTTTCCCTTCTTCTGGAACATTGTTCCTTACTCAAGCAGGTGTTTCAAACCAAGCAATTGAGTACATGTCTTATACAGGAAAGACTGCTACAACATTTACAGGATTAACTCGTGGACTCACTAACGTAGTTATTAATCCAAATACAGGTGCTACAGGTGGTGGAACTGTTGCAACAGCATTCACTTACTCAGCAACTGCACCAATTGCAGTTCGCCTCTACTCACGTCACGTTGCAACAGGAACTAGCCACTGGGGTTCTTCTGTAATTATGGACGGACGATTTGATGAAGATAAGTCATTCGTATTCCAGACAGGTATGGCGAACTCCATCGTAGTTCCTCGCGGAAGCTCAACTAACCGCTATGGTCTTCTAAGCCTTCGTCTTGCTCCATCTGTTGACAACGGTGTTGTCGGTGTTCTTGGACAACGCGAACTCATCAACCGTATGCAACTAACGCTAAAGCAGATGGACGTGCTCGCACAGTCCTCGTCTTCAGTTGCATACAGCCCAGGTATCTACCTTATTGAAGTTATCTTGAACGGTAAGGTAAACACAGTTACTAATAACAACTGGGTAAACGTTGGAGGCTCAAGCCTTTCACAGGTTTGCTACCACGCAACTAGCACAATCATTACTGGTGGAGAATCAATCTTCTCCTACTTTGTTAGTACAGTTACTGGTGAAGCATCTGTGGTCGCTCAAGACCTATCTCGTGTACGTGAGCTTGGAACCTCTATACTTGGTGGAGGAAACACAAACGTTACCTCAACTGATGGAACTAACATTTTCCCTGATGGACCGGATATCGTAACCATCTGCGTACGTAACCTCAGCGGTACAAACGTAACTGCATCAAGCCTTAACGGACGTCTATCCTGGACTGAAGCACAAGCATAAGGAGGCCTCACGGTGGCTTTAAATAAGCTTAACCATATATACGGAGAACCTCTTGTTGTTAGTTCGCTAAACACCACGGGTGACACCGTAGTATCTGGATCTTTACGAGTCATAGGGTCTACAACCCTTGCTTCTGCATCTATCGGTGCAGTCACAGCAGGCCAAATACAGTACCTAGCAGGCCTTACAAGCGACGTTCAGACCCAACTTAATGGGAAAGTTACAGCTGCTCAAGTTGCAGCCGTATACGCCCCTTTAGCAGGCGCTACATTTACTGGTGCCATCTCTGCAACTACCTTAACTCTTACTAACGACTTAACAGTAGCTAATGGTGGAACCGGTTTAAGCGCAACTACCAAGGGCGGAATCTTTGTAGGTAACTCTACAACTGCCTTTACTAACGTCACTGTTGGAACAGACGGCTACCTACTTACAGCAGATAGCGCTCAAGCAACTGGGCTTAAGTGGGCAGCGGCTCCTGTAAGCCTTCCAACCCAGACTGGAAACAACGGCAAGTACCTAACCACTGATGGAACTGCCGCCTCTTGGGTAACTCTAAACGCTCTTCCAACTCAGACAGGAAACACAGGTAAGTTCCTAACCACAGATGGAACCACATCTTCTTGGGCAACTCTTACCGCATCTAACCTAACTGGCGGAACGCTGTCTTCTACTATCTTAGGTAACTCCGCTCTCTTTATCGGTACCACCTCAGTAGCCCTAAACCGTACCTCTGCAAACCTTGCACTTACTGGAATCTCAAGCGTAGCGTTCCCAGGATCAACCTCGGGTACTACAACTGTTCAAGCATCAGCTGCAGCAGGTACAACTACCTTTACTCTTCCAGCAACTACAGGAACTGCCGCTCTTGTTGGTAACACTTTCTTTGTTGGAACCACATCTATTGCTAACAACCGCGCCTCTGCTTCCCAAACACTAACTGGTGTAAGCATTGATGGTAATGCGGCAACTGCAACTACTGCAAGTGGCGTAGCCGCAGCTAATATCTCTGGAACAACCCTTAACGCAGGTGTTACTGCTTCTTCTTTAACCTCAGTTGGAACTATTACAACAGGTACATGGTCTGGTTCCTTTGGCGCCGTATCTGGTGCAAACTTAACATCACTTACAGCAGGTAACCTTTCTGGAACCATTCCTACTGGAGTTCTTGGTAACTCAACGCATTATGTAGGAACTACAGCAGTTGCTCTTAACCGTGGTTCTGCTAACCAAGCATTAACAGGAATCTCTAGCGTAACCTTCCCAGGCTCAACCTCTGGAACAACAGCCTTAGTAGCATCCGCTGCAGCAGGAACCACAACAGTAACTTTACCTGCAGCAACTGGAACAGTGTCTCTTCAAGGAAACACCTTCTTTGTAGGAACTACATCTATTGCAAACAACCGTGCCTCCGGTGCTCAGACTTTAACTGGTGTAAGCATTGATGGTAACGCTGCCACAGCTACATCTGCTACCTCTGCGACAAGCGCGACGTCTGCAACAACCGCTACAACTGCTACCTACCTAAATGGTGCATCAAGCTCTGTAGGAACTAACCTAACTGCTCGTATTAACTCAGGTTTTTACGAACAATCTACAACAACTACAGCAAACGGGTGGCCTGTAAACGGCGGTTGGTACCACCTTATTTCATCTACGCACTCTAACGGTGCAAACTACTACGCTATGCAGATTGCTGGCTCTTTCTACGATAACAGCAACTACTACATCCGCTCTACAAATGGTTCTGGAACTACTGCCTGGACACCTATCATCACAGGTGTTGGCGGTCAAACCATCGGTGGTAACTTAACTCTTTCTGGAACACTTACTATCAACTCTGATGCTCGTATTAAGGAGAACTTAACTCCTCTTACAGGCGCTTTGGATAAGGTTAAAGCACTTACAGGATATAACTACAACCGTATTGGTTCTGACAAGCTTGAGATGGGTGTTGTTGCTCAAGAGGTGCAGAAGGTAGCTCCTGAGCTAGTACTAGAAGATTCAGAAGGCACCTTGTCTGTTGCATACCAGAATATGGTTGCTCTTCTTATTGAGGCAGTTAAAGAACAATCAGCAGAGATTGCTGCTCTCAAGGGGCAAGTAGAAGAACTTAAGGGTTAATAATGACGACTACTATTTCGGGCACAACTGTTACCTTTACTGATGGCTCTACTTGGGGCGGTGCTAATGGGGCACTAACTCCAGACACTAATACCGCTAGAA